CACAGGACTTTACTGACGGCTATCTCATTGCAGTTGAACAAATGTATCTTGGTGTGGATCAACGCAGCACTGTTACGGCTCAAGTTTCTGTCGTTCTTGAATGCACAGTCGAAACCATGACACAAGCAGCAGCAATGGCACTGGCCCTCTCGCAACAGTGAGGTTGATTCTACGTGGCGACAAGAGAAGAACAACTCGCTCAAGCCGAGTTGCTGCGCATAATTGCCGACCAATTAGTGCGTAGTGCTGCTATGCGTGCAGGGCTTCCCCCTGCGGGTGTGGCTGCTGCGCCTTTTGCTGTCCGAGAAGCCTCCGAGTTTATTGGTGAACAATTGGGTGTCTTAGGCTCTCCTGCTTCTAAGAAAACCAAGCGTAAGCGTAACTCCCGTGCAGCACGGGCAGGGGCAAAGAAGATGTCTAAGGCCCTCAAAGCAGCCAATGCAAAGTATCGCAAGAAGAATGGTGATCTACGAGCAGGAAGAACACAGGCCGATATTATGCGATATGCTCACAAATTACGGAGGAAGATGTAATGCGACTCACCGGAAAGATACGCACTCTAAGAGGGACAGTCACATTTCCCGAGCGTGGAGGAGGCGATCCAATGAATGCTGCCAAGCGTATGTTGGTATTGGATGACGGAAGAATCAATGTCGGTTACAAAATAGTCGAGTTTCAGATATTCAACTCATCAATGTCGGGTGCATCACAGGCCTTTGCATCTCAAGCACATCTTGCATTGAGTCTTGAACCAGTGGCTACTGCATTGCCTGCGGCAGAAGATAACCGAGAAATCGCATGGGCATCGTACAATACAGGGACAGGCTACACATTAGGGCAGTATAATTTGGTTGATCCGGATCACATCGTCGTCAGAGATTTACAAATTGTATTTCCTGCCGTCAATAATTTGGCTGAGGCTACTGTAAATTACTACATTCAAATGGAGGAGTATGAAATCTCTGACACCGAAGCGATCATATCGATCATCAAAGAAGAATCTCAAGATGTCTTCAACTGACTTTCCGGTTTCCGACTGTAGCTAATCCTGGATTTGACTGTAAACCTACATTCGAATGTCGTTATTCCGACGATAATCTATGGTAAATGCGCTCTAAAACGGCACGCTCTTCAAAACTCATTGATGCTCGATGCTTAATCGCAAGACTGAGGTTCAACAATTCCTTCAGAGACAGACCTTCAACCGCACTCATCTCATTTATTTTCAATTGAATTGCGTCATCAATCCACGCTGATCGTCGAGAAGTCCATGTGTCAATCGCTTCGACATCGGATTGCTTCAAGGAAAGTGAAACTTGAACCTTTTTTTGACTCAATGGCACTCTCTTTCGACCCATTTAGACACCTCCTCGACGCTCTGTTGGGCAAGGAATCTTGATCGGAGTCGAGCACCACCCACACTTTGGACAAACTGACTGTACATATCGACAGTTTGTTCGGGTCGGATATTGGGTTCTGCATTGAGATGAGCACTTGAAACACTTCATATTCGATCCGAAACGGCTTGAGGATATAATTGTTTGACAAACAAACCTATGTTTTTGATGATTTGGGCCATAGGTGGGGTACTCCGTACCCATACCCACCTACAACCGTCATAGGTCAAGTGTTGCAGTAACCACATTATGCTTATACACCTCTTACTATCATGATAGGAATATGGCAAGAACCGATTCTTTCTTCATCCGAGCAAGCGTATTGACTGACACCACTAACTACAACCAAAGTGCAATCGACCTTGGGGCATATGTCGATGCTTTGGGTAAATCCGTTCTACGCATTCACAACATCTCTGTTCAATATGGCACTCCTATGGAGGTCATCGGCGTACCTGCCGCAGGTAATACATCGAGTGTTGCGTTTCAATTAACTACACAGTCACAGGCTGCCATGGTCGATCTAACAAACCGTTCAGTCGTATCGAGTGGTAAATTGATTGTTGCAGCATCACAAGACGATGAATTGATTCTGATCAACGATCAACTCGATGTTGGGCCACAGGACTTTACTGACGGCTATCTCATTGCAGTTGAACAAATGTATCTTGGTGTGGATCAACGCAGCACTGTTACGGCTCAAGTTTCTGTCGTTCTTGAATGCACAGTCGAAACCATGACAC